GCGCTTACGTCGGAGATTATCAGCATACACCCGAAGATGCCAAATATATATACGTCAATTGTGCTAATAACATGTTACAAGACGGTGCTGGTCAAGCCCTAGCCTTCGTCAATAAATTTCCGAATTATAGTGCAAAGATAAGTAAACCAATTCAAAATTTTCATACTATAATTCACAAAGGTCTTACTTGTGCATTAGTCGTCGCTTACAATAACCGTGGTAAAGCCGATTTACATGCAACTAATGCCAGGTTAAACGAAATACTCGGCAAACTCAAAGCATTATCTGATTCCACCAACAAAACGGTGCTTTTACCACTTATCGGCACCGCATTGTACGGCGGCAATGTTTGCTGCTTTAAAACCACGTTAGCCAGATATAAATTTAAGCATATTCTCACCTTTTTAACTGCCGAACAAGAAAGAAAGTATCATGATGTCAAATGTTGCAAACATGGTGGTTACATACCACTTACCCACGCTAACGAGACCAACATCGTACATAATGAAGATCTTACTGATTACTCAAAATTGCTGGAGAGAACTTACGATAAAAACAGAATGCGTTACAAGCTTGCCGATGTCCTTCATGCATGCAGTTATCGTGATAAATCCACCATATACGACCTCAGCTGTGCACCAGGCACTTGGTTAGAATTTTATAATGAGCTCCGTAAAGCTGACGATAATCTACCACGCTATGAAGCTTTCTCATACAATGGTATGGGTTGCTTAAAAATGTATGATCATCTTAAAACACTTGTAATTTCATCATATAACAACATAGACAATCTTATAGGAAACTCCACTTTTAACATGAACTCGTTATTTATCTTCGACTATATGCCCAGCATCGGTGTTTTACGTTCGCTAATTCTTTTATCTGTCCAATACAAGAGCGTCGTGTTGTTTAAATTAGATCATTATGACGACACTGATTTCACCAATAAACTTAATTTAATCAACACATCACCAGTCAATCTCAAGACAATAGTTAGCGAATTTTCTAATATTAAATCCAGTGAAGTATATTACATTATCTGCCCTGGAGAGACTGACGTAGATGAACAAGATTTCAACACATGCGATGTAATTGGCGCTAAACAGTTCTTTATGCGCGAAGCATTGCTTGAACCGTTGGAACCAGTCAAATGTGACCGTGTTTTTGAAAATAAACCTATCGATCGATCATTGCTTGAACCTGCCTTACCAACATCCCACAAAGTCAAATTTGTTCTAGATAAATGTGAATATAAATTAGAAAATTTACCCGAAGAAAACGAATCCGATATTAACAATTTAAGCGAGAATGTTGAAGCCATGACCATTGATGCATATCAAGAAATCGAAGATGAAGAAAACAAACAAGAATTATCTGCGTCCATGGAAGACTTCATGCGTCAATACGAAGAAGAACTTGATAGAGAAGAGTCAAAGAAAAAGAGTATTTTACGCAAACCCTTTAAACGTGCCAAAATTGAAGAGTATTTGGCGTACGATTTTGATGACCATGCACCAAAATCATCTTCTCAACCCAAAGAACCCGAACATAATATCGATTTACCTAAGGGTGAAAGAATTGATGATTCACCAAAAATTGACCTTATTTCATCACCATCGATGGACACATCACCTCCACTTGAACCAATCGATGTTCCTAAAGAACCATCCGACAATAAAACAACACCACCACCAATCGAAAAAATCAAAGCAAAAAATCAAACATGTAAATGTAAACATAACTGGACACACCGTATTAATTGCGATGCCACTTTTCAATTTAAACCTAGACCTGACGATTTGATCAACGAAATCGTCTCTTCTTTTAAAAAGATGGTAGAACTCAGCGAAGAAGACGCACTCAAATTAATTAAAACTATCAGTAGCTGTTCTAATCAAATCGTTTTACCATGCTGCAATGGTATCGCCGGTGGCCGAAAATCTCGCACTTTCTTGGAAAATATGTGTCCTAAATGTTCCGTCATCATTGCACCGTTTAATAATGTTATAGCCGATATCAAAGATCAAACTGCTTTAACACATCAAGTGTTTGTTAAATCACTTTTATCCGGTCGTTCTTTCGATTATATAATACTTGACGAAGTGTTTGCTATACAACCCATTTACATCAGCATTATATCCAATCTTGCCATTCAAAATAACCCAAAGGTTAAAATATTCGGTTTAGGTGATAGCGAACAGATAACAGACCGCGATTACCAAGCACATGGTTCTCTGTTTTCAGTAAAATACAAACCCGGGATGAGTTATGAAACAGTTACACACAGATCACCGATTTGTGTCGTTAAATTGCTCCAGAACTACATACCAGGTTGCACAACAACATCGACAGAGCAAGGTTCAATCACCTCCGAAGGCGTCGATACCTTAAAATTATTGGTACAAGAAAAGAATTCAGTATTACTGTGTGCTACACAAAAAATGAAAAATTTTTTACAAATTGAACATAAATGTAAAGTCCAAACTATCAATGCGATGCAAGGTAACACTAGACACACCGTACATATCTATACACCAGACATTAGCAGCATAACTCAAGACCAGGTCAAGTACGTCTACACCGCTATGAGCCGTGCGACCCACCGCATAATCTTACATGGACCTGAATCTGACAATAAAAAATTTTTAACGATATTATCTAGTCCAATGGATAGAGCATTACAAAAATTTGGTATCAACGTACATTCTACATCGTACGTCGAAACCAAAGTGGACAAGAAACCAATCCACCAGGTGCTCACTACACCACAATGCATCATTGTGCAACAAAGTGACGTCGAATCAATATTCGATCGTGTAATGTTACCAACTAACGACAACAGCAGCAATGTCATTGCATATAAAACAGATGTCATACCTCAAGTGATCAGCAAAGAAAGATTTAAATTGTCACCCAGCATGATGAATAGCAATGACATCAGCCTCAAAGGAAGGAAATTCGCAACAAAAAATTATCTTTTACATTACCATCCCAAAGATCACACCAGATTAGTTTCAACTGTCGTCGGTAGATATGCTGATGAGAAAAGACATGTCGATTCTCAGATGATTGAACTTTACACCAAAGGCCTTGACAAGTTTATGCGCAAAGACTGGAAGAAATTCATTACACATAAGAGAGATGGAGAATCAGAAATGATGCATCTATCCGCTTATTTAACTGAATTACAGAAAAAGTACCCCAAAGATGCTGATTTCGCATTGCTTAATTCCATCATACTCGGTGAAAATGTTTTACAAACAAAAAATTTTGCTACATCCTTAGATTCAATTAATCGCAAACATAAGAACCTTAAAACATCTATTAGATACATCTTCGACGCCATGCTAGACGGCAAACCTAACAAGATCGATGATCTCGAAAAAGAATGGTATTCCTCATACCACGAATTAGTTCAGTTTCATCTTAAAAGACAACCTAAATTCGTACTTGAACATGGTTATGATACTCTGTACAAAGACGGGCAGGGTATTTCAGCATGGTCAAAACTCATGAATTGCATTTTCTCATCAACCACCAGACAT